CAATTTCATTTGTTGCTCCCCGTAGGAAAATCCTACACCTCCAATAAAAAAGGGGCATTTGCCCCATGACTATATAGTCTCACATATTTGACTCTGTGTCAAGTGACCAAGAGACTTCACCACAAAACAATCCCACTACTCTGCAACGATTTCAGATGCGCACGATACTGCGAACGATGACGCGCACGATTGAGTTTCGGATTGTTGTACTTGCCTGTCATATCACGATTGTGATTGCGCTTCTGCGCGAGATGAACAGACACCCATTCAGAACATAACAAATTCATAATTTCTCCCAATTAAACGGCGTAGGAAAATCCCACGCCAAAGGCACGCACCAAAACGCAGGCACGTAGGCACGTTGATAGTAGCCCGAAAAAAAAAAATTTGGGCATAAAAAAACCCTGCCGGAGCAGGGTCTTGATTCAGTGTAGGAAAATCCTACGGGTTAGATTTGCGCCGATTGAATGGCGCGGATTAGTTCGGCTTTTTCAATCCCTAGTTTATCCGCGCGGGTTAACGCATTTTTAACGATTTTGTCTAGCGTATCCTTTTTTGGATCATTGTCCGATTCATTTTCCGAATCGCTCGCGCTTTGCGCTTTGTCGTATGCATCAAACGCGGAGCGGATAGAATCAGCGTCCAATTCGTGCAACGGCTTGATGCGCTTTTTCGCAACTGACTGTCGCCATGCTTCCAAAGCTTGCAATTCGGTTTCACGCTGATAAACCACAATGTAGGCGCGTCTTTGTCCGCGCGAATAATGCGATAAATCAAACGATTCTAAAACCGATTCCAGAGTGGAATTGTTCACTAAAGTTTTACCGTCTTTTTCATATTCGGCTTGAATCTGGAATCCGCGCAAAGCTTTACCAATTGCGACAAAGTCCGCGATGTTCTTTTCATTACGCGATTTCATCTCGCGCTCTTTGCGCTTGATCAAAGTTGCTCGCGCTTTGTTTTCTTTGCCGAATGACTCCGCGATTTGCTCAACTGTCAGCGCAACTTTAGACACATCCGCGCGAACTGCCGCGCCCTTTGCTTTACGCTCGCGCCCTTTGTTCTTTGCCGCGCCCTTGATATCTGAATCGCGCTCTTTGCTCTTCAAATCATCAAAAGCTTTTTCAGCAACTTTCTTTGCATCGTCAGCAAAGTCAGCACCGAAACGATGCGCGGGAGTCAGATCAACTACGTTTAAATTTTTCATAACTTCATTCCTTTATTTGAAATTGATATTTGTACTCGAGCCATTATTAAACCACTACCGCGAATCAGAGTCAACACCCGTAGGAAAATCCCACACCAAAGAGCGTAGGAAAATCCTACACCTACCATGCGCAAATATTGCGTGACGCAAATTGTGCGTGTCCCTATCGCGTATAAAAGGAACGCGCGTAGCAATAACCATGCCAACTATGTGGACACGCAAAAATTGCAGGTAGTATCTGGACACGCAAATTGTGCGGTATAGATGCTTCACCATTGCAACACGCGCACGTTTTGCGTGTCGCACTTTTTGCGTCTCACTCTGGCTATCAAGTGATTAGATATCAGTTGACGGATAGCACGCAAATATTGCGCTTTTGACCCTTTATCCGCACATTTTGCGCGTTTTAGCCGCACATATTGCGCATTTTGTTGGTGGGGCGGGCGAGAGCCACCCCCGGTACCCACGTACACATATACACAGAAATACACAGAAGTGGATTTTGAAGTGTAAACCACAATGTACATGAGGCTATCCACACGATAGCTATTTTCTATGATAAACCATGGGTATGTATAGTTAGTATCTATCAGTATCATAGCTATTATTAACTTGACTTATTCTTAGTTCTGGATATAACTCATTACTGAAAGTGATGATAAGAAGAAGAAAACAACAAAGTCCTGAAAAAAAGATGTAAAATACACTGTCAGTGTAACACTTAAATGTACACTTAAATGAACCCTTGCATAGATGAAGTATCTGTGCTAGAATCTGTACATCCCATCCAGAGTGATACAATCTGTATCTGCTCATTTGTCAATTTCCTTGACATTTTCAATTTTCCGAATATAACTATGTATAAATTTGAAAGATCCCGTGAGGGACTACTAGAAAAAGTTTACGATTGTTTAAGGACTGGTACGTCTTTAGACAGTGTTCATATACCGCATTCAGATGTATTCTTTGTGCGTGAAGCATTGGAGGACCGCTTTGGGCGGTCTTTGTCATTATTACAAGTTGAAGAATACATGAAAGAAGCAGGTTGGACGGATGGCAACAACTAAAGATGTAGAAAGATTACCATCAGGTAGAATTAAGTACCGTGGTGAGACATTCGCTGGCTTCAACAAACCTAAGCGTACTCCCGGTGCCAACAAGAAGTTTGCTGTACTTGCTAAGAAAGGCGATGAAATTAAGATAGTCCGTTTTGGTGATCCGAATATGGAGATCAAAAAGGATAATCCTGAGAGACGTAAGTCCTTCCGTGCTCGTCACAACTGTGACACAGCGACAGATAAGTTCAGTGCTCGTTACTGGAGTTGTAAGAAATGGTAGCTAAACGTAACTACCGTAAAGAATATGATAACTACCACAGTAAGCCTGCCCAGCGTAAAGCTAGATCATCACGTGTGATGGCTCGCAGGAAGATGGCAAAGGCTGGCTTGGTTAAGAAAGGTGATGGGAAAGATGTCCATCACACAACTGGTAATCCATTAAACAATAGCAAGTTGGCTGTCAAGCCAGCATCCAAAAACCGTTCCATTGCTCGCACGAAGACTGCGAGAAAGAAAAATCCAAGGGCATAGATATGGCAACTCGTGGCGCACAAAAGTTAGATGAAAAGAAACTGCAAAAAGCAGTCGAAAATTGGGTAAAACAAAATCGTGCAAAGATTGCAGATCAGAGGATGCAAGCCGCAGTCGATGATTTTGTAAAGCAACACCGTAAAGAAGTCGGTGACCGAGGAATGAAGATTATTCGTCGTGTTATCGCTGAGGGTCGCACCACGCCTACAGTTAAATCAAAAACGCCTACTAGAGGGTCTTCTCTACGTACCGAAGACAGACGCCCTAAAGTTACTAAGCAGGGTGTTGAGAAGATGGTTAAGACTGCAACAGGTAAAGCGGGAGATACGCTATCTAAGACAGCTTCTCGCTTGAGTTCACTGACTAAATTAGGTAGTGGTGTGGGCGCATTTTTAGCCTCTGATGAGGTAGGCGCAGGCTCAGATGTTATACCAGAAGGCCGCCGTGATGAATTTGTCAAGAAGCTGGATGCTGAGCGTAAAGCAAAAGAAAAAGCTAAAGCTAAAAAAGTAGAAGCTGATTCAAAACCAAAAGCTGATTCAAAACCAAAAGCTGATTCAAAACCAAAAGCTGATTCAAAACCAAAAGCTGATTCAAAACCCAAGCCAACACCAAAAGCTGAGTCAAAACCTAAGTCAACACCTAAGCCTGAAAATAAAGCAACTACTGAAGCGAAGAAAAAAGCGGCAATGGAAAAGGCTCTTGCCGCAGATAAGGCAGGTGTAGAGGCTAGAAAAGAAACAGCTAGAAAAGTAAATGCTAGAAGAGAGGCGTTACGAGCACATAATAAGCGTATCACAGCAATGTCCCCGGCGGAGCGTAAAAAGTACCGTGAAAGTGAAGCGGGTAAGAGTGGAAAGCTTCTCAAAAATCGCGGTGGTTCAGTATCTAAATATAGTAGTGGAGGTATGGCACAGCGAGCTAACTGTGGTGCATCCATGAAGCCAACACAGAAATCATCACGAGGAATTAGGTAATGCCGGGTATGACTGATAAAGAAAAAATTGCATTTTATGAGCGGCAGATGCGCAATAATAAAAGAGGTTCTGATCCGTACATGAGAGCCTTGATTGAGTTACGTAACATTCCCGGCTCAGGCTATGAAATGCCATCTAACACAGAAGATCAGCCAATGGCGAATGATCCATCTGAAACAGCACCGGAGAAGTCATCTACCATGAAAGATGGTGGCATGGCTCGTGGTAAAGGTAATAAGATGTACCAGCATAACTACGCAACAGGCGGTAATGTTGTGGATCACCTTGGAGGTAAGAAGTAATGGCTATGACTTACTGTAAGGGTTGCAATCGTAAAGCTGAATGCAAGGCAAAAAATAAATGCCTTGGGCCTAAAAAGGTAGTTAAGAAAGCATACGGTGGCGCAGTTAAGAAGGGCCGTAAGTAAATGTCTAATTGCAAGATGGCTAAAGGCGGATCAGTTAAAGGCAGGACACATTACTATGCCGCAGGCGGTATGGTACAGGACCAATTGTCTAAAGTTACTGGGCATCCTAACAACATGATGGGCAGACAGCAGATACAACGCAGAATGCCTGAGTCTGTACAAGCAATGACTGCACTGCCCGGTGAGACACCAGCAGAGCGTTCTAAGCGTTTGCGGTCAGGTGGCTAATCAATGGCGTTAAACGTCACCCGTCCTAGTCGATTTAAAAGCTACGGTATTCATCTCGTTTTAGATGCTACTGAGTATACTGTATATACGTGCCCGCCAAACACTGTTGCGTACATGTCTTTGATCTTTATATCTAACGGGACAGCAAACGCATCGGATGTTGCAGTTATATGGAATGATTCAGATAACGGTACACCAATTACCGTACTAGGAAGTAAGAACTTAGCATCTGGTGAGTATCTTCAGTTGAGTGGATCTTTCCTCGTGCTTGAAGAGGGTGACACAATTAAAGCGACACCTGACAATACTGCCGGTGGTAATGATCCTGATTTAGGTGTCATTGTCACTGTTGAAGAAGTATTCCTACCAAACGGATAATTTACATGCCATACAAATCTCGTGCTCAACAAGCGGCTGTTGCAATCTCAATGAAGAAAGCTGGTAAGTCACCTAAAGAAATCAAGAAGCATATGATGGGCGGTGGCATGGCGAAGAGCGGCCCGTACAATGCAGTCACTAAATATGCAAAAGGTGGAAGCACTGTTAATGAATCAGGTAACTACACTCAGCCCGGATTACGTAAACGCATATTTGAACAAGTCAAAGCCAGCGGCAAAGGTGGTGCACCCGGACAGTGGTCTGCTAGAAAAGCACAACGTGTCGCCTTGTTATACAAACAAAAAGGTGGTGGGTACAAGTCATAATGAAGGCTCCACAACGCAGTCTCAAAGCTTGGACAAAGCAAAAGTGGCGTACCAAGAGTGGCAAGCCATCTACTCAAGGCCCGAAAGCTACCGGGGAGCGTTATCTACCGGAGAAAGCTATCAAGGCTCTTTCGGCCAGAGAGTATGCCGCCACTACGAAAGCCAAGCGACAGGGCACCAAGAAAGGCGCACAGTTTGTCGCACAGCCTAAAAAGGTTGCGAACAAAGTAAGAGCATATAGGAAAGTAAAGTAATGGCTAGACAGCTAACTGAAAAACAACAGAAGTTCTTAGACGTACTCTTTGAGGAGGCACGTGGCAGTGTTGTTGAAGCTAAAAAAATAGCTGGATACTCTCCTACACAGCACACAGCATCTATCGTGGAATCACTGAAAGATGAGATATTAGAACGTACCAACATGTACCTCGCCCAGAACGCACCTCGTGCGGCAATGGCTATGGCTGGTGCGTTAATTGATCCAACTGAGCTAGGCATTAAAGAAAAGATGCAAGCGGCTAAAGAAGTGATGGATCGTGTCGGTATTATTAAATCTGAGAAGGTACAAATTGAATCTACAGGCGGTGTGATGATTCTTCCACCGAAACGCTCTGAGGATGACGAATAATAGATCGACTGGCAAGTGGATATTAGCACAGCCAGAAAATGTAATTGAGGATGATGATTTCCTCCCAATACCAAGAATAGCACGTACTATTCCATTTGGTTACAAAGAAGACCCTGAAGATGACGACATTCTCTTACCAATTCCAAGGGAACTCAGGGCACTAGAGAAGGCTAAAGAATACCTTCAACAGTACAGCTACAGAGAAGTATCTAATTGGCTAACAAAACAAACAGGCCGTAGTATTTCTCATATGGGATTGAAAAAACGGATAGATAGTGAGCAATCCAACAAAAGACGAAGCGCAACTCTCAAGCAGTGGGCCAAGCGGTACGAGACGGCGATCACCAAAGCGGAAGAAATCGAGCGCACGAGGCTCGGCGCAAGGAAGTCGCAGATCAACAGTACAAGCACAGCCGAAGATTGAAGTTAGGGAAGATCCTCACGCTGAGCCTGAGTTTGAGCCGATCCGCCCTGAAGAAGAACACAATGTCATATTTAAACCGAATGCTGGACCACAGACTGAGTTCTTAGCATCAGGTGAAAGGGAGGTTTTGTATGGAGGTGCCGCAGGCGGTGGTAAGTCTTATGCTATGTTGGCTGACCCGTTACGATTTATGGGTCACCCATCATTCAGTGGGTTGCTACTACGACACACAAATGAGGAACTAAGGGAACTCGTTTGGAAGTCACAAGAGATGTACCCAAAGATCTGGCCGGGAATCAAGTGGTCAGAAAGAAAGATGCAATGGACTGCCCCTTCAGGCGCAAGGCTGTGGTTCTCGTATCTAGATCGGGACGACGATGTGTTAAGATACCAAGGACAGGCATTTAGCTGGATTGGTTTTGACGAATTGACACAGTGGCATACGCCATTCGCATGGGATTATATGCGTTCTCGTTTGCGTAGTACGGCTAGTGATTTGCCTACATATATGCGAGCGACAACTAACCCCGGTGGACCGGGGCATGCTTGGGTGAAAAAGATGTTCATTGACCCAGCCCCTTCGGGTAAAGCATTTCACGCTACGGACATTGAAAGTGGTAAGACTTTGTGTTACCCTCCCAATCACTCCAAAGCTGGTGAACCACTATTTAAACGTAGGTTTATACCTGCGATGCTAACAGATAACCCTCATCTGTATGATCAGGGGGACTATGAAGCGATGCTCTTGTCCTTACCTGAGCATCAACGTAAACAGTTATTAGAGGGTAATTGGGATGTTGCTGAAGGTGCGGCGTTTCCTGAGTTCAACAGACAAATACATACTATTGATCCTTTTGATATACCTCACAATTGGGTTAAGTTTCGCGCCTGCGATTATGGGTACGGCTCTTATTCTGCTGTTGTTTGGTTTGCCTGTACTCCTGATGAACAGCTTATTGTCTATCGTGAGTTATACGTTAGTAAAGTCTTGGCAACTGATCTTGCAGATATGGTTACTGAACTTGAAGCGAATGACGGCAACATCAAGTACGGCGTACTAGATAGCTCATGCTGGCATAAGCGTGGAGACACAGGACCGTCCCTTGCAGAACAGATGATTCAGAAAGGGTGTCGTTGGAGGCCATCTGATCGCTCAGCAGGCTCACGTATCGCAGGTAAAAACGAATTGCATAGACGCTTACAGGTTGATGAATTCAGTGAAGAACCTCGACTTGTGTTTTTTAATAACTGCACAAATTTAATTGCACAACTACCAATCATTCCTTTGGATAAGAAAAATCCAGAGGATATTGACACGAAGTCTGAAGACCACCTGTATGACGCATTACGATACGGTATTATGTCAAGACCTCGTTTCTCAATTTGGGACTTTGATCCAGCACATTCAAGGACATCGTCCTACGTACCCTCAGACAGTAAATTTGGATACTAAATATGGAAGAAGATGATATCTTTGAAGTAGACACGGATCTACAACTCGCTTTAGAGGACAACGAAGAGTCTGAGCCTGAAGCAACAGAATTACAGGCGATTGTTCGTCATGTAATGGAGAGATATCGTAAAGCTGAAGATACTCGCCGTCAGGATGAAGATCGTTGGCTACAGGCGTATAGAAACTACCGTGGTATTTATGGGCCGGATGTTCAGTTTACTGATGCTGAAAAGTCTCGTGTATTTATTAAGGTAACGAAGACTAAAACTCTTGCGGCGTATGGTCAGATTATTGACGTACTGTTTGCAGGTAATAAGTTTCCAATTACTGTTGAGCCAACTAAGTTGCCTGAAGGTGTCAGCGAGGCTGTGCACTTTGACATGCAACCACCACAGGCTGGAGCGGCTCCTGTTCAGGAAGGCTCAGTTTACGGTTTTGAAGGAGATGGACAAGAGTTCCCTGCTGGAGCAACCGCCAACTCATTGCGTGAAATGAAGCTTGGCGCACTACAAGAAAAACTAAGTGAAGTTGACGGCCTAGAAGAAGGCTACGGTACTACTGCAACTCAGATTACATTTGAGCCAGCATTAGTTGCCGCTAAGAAGATGGAAAAAAAGATCATGGATCAGCTTGAAGAATCCCATGCATCTAAACAACTCCGCTCAACTGCATTTGAAATGGCCTTGTTCGGCACTGGTATTATGAAAGGACCATTTGCTGTAGACAAGGAATACCCAAATTGGGACGAGGAAGGGGAATACAACCCAGCAATCAAAACGGTTCCCTCTACGTCCCATGTTTCTGTATGGAACTTCTATCCTGACCCAGATGCGTCAAACATGGATGAGGCGCAGTATGTTGTTGAGCGTCACAAAATGTCACGTACACAACTGCGTTCATTGAAGAAGCGTCCTTTCTTCCGTACCAATGTCATTGATGAGGTTGTCTCATTGGGTGAAGGGTACGTTAAAAAGTATTGGGAAGATGATCTACGCGATTATCAAACAGACTATGATATTGAAAGATTTGAGGTTCTTGAGTATTGGGGAACAATCGACAAAGAAATCTTAGAAACGGGTGGTGTCGATATTCCAGAAGAGTTTGAAGATATTGACGAAGTACAAGCAAACATTTGGTATTGCAATGGACGTATCTTACGTGCAGTACTGAATCCATTTAAGCCTGCTAACATCCCATACTATGCTGTACCGTATGAGTTAAACCCATACTCATTCTTCGGTGTAGGTATCGCTGAAAACATGGACGATACACAGACGCTGATGAACGGTTTCATGCGTATGGCTGTGGACAATGCAGTTCTCTCAGGCAATCTATTAATTGAGATTGATGAGACAAACCTCGTTCCGGGTCAGGACTTGTCTGTTTATCCGGGCAAGGTCTTCCGTCGTCAAGGCGGAGCACCGGGACAGGCTATCTTCGGCACTAAGTTCCCGAATGTTTCTGGTGAGAACATGCAGTTGTTTGACAAAGCCCGCGTACTAGCGGACGAGTCAACAGGCTTCCCCTCATTTGCACATGGACAGACAGGTGTTGCCGGTGTAGGACGTACAGCGTCTGGTATCTCAATGCTGATGAATGCGGCGGCTGGAGGCATCAAAACTGTGATCAAGAACATAGATGATTATCTACTTGCACCTCTTGGTAAGTCGATGTTCTCATTTAACATGCAATTTGACTTTGATCCTAACATTAAAGGTGATCTTGAAGTCAAAGCTCGTGGTACAGAATCTTTGATGGCAAATGAAGTTCGTAGCCAACGCTTGATGCAGTTCTTGCAAGTTGCTTCTAACCCAGCCCTTGCGCCATTTGCTAAGTTTCCTTACATCGTGCGCGAGATTGCTAAGTCAATGGATCTTGATCCTGAGAAGGTAACCAACAGCTTTGAAGAGGCGGCGTTACAACAAAAGATCATGCAACAGAATGCGCCACCTGCTCCTCCAGCACAACCTGCGGGTGGTCCACCGGGAGTACAAGATACTGCTGGTACAGGCGGAGGTAATATCGGTGTAGGACAAGCTCCTGTACCGGGAGAACAAGGATTTACAGGAAATGATCAAGGTGGACAACAGCCAACACCGGAAGCAGGTGGTGGGCAAGCTGAAATCCCTTTGCAGTAACGCAAAACAGTGGGATGCCTTCTGTGAGTATTTAGACATTATGATATCCGAAAACCATAGAAAACTAGAGCAATCAGACAACATAGTATCCATCCATCAGGCGCAGGGTGCTGTACAAGCTTTGCGATCACTTAAATATTTAAGAGATGAGGCTTTATCCGATGGTTGATTTTAAGGGACTTGAAGGGCTATATGATGATATTAATCAGGTTGGCTCCCGTCCTGTTGGACTTATGACTGAATTCACTACAGAAGCAGGTCGCCCTATATACATTTCTCATAGTGGAGAAATAGTCACTGAAAAATCTATGACTATTCCGTACAACGGGAAATATGTAAATGTTCCATCTATACATGACGGCATTGAGTATTCTAAATCTGAACTTATCAAACTTCTTGATGAAAAACAAATTAAACCTACCAGTACACACAAAACAGAAGATCTTGCAGTAAAAGCGGCGCAAAAACGTAGTCCATCTTTAATGTCAGAAGAGACTTCTAGGGCTGTTGAATCTAAGTACTGGAAAGAAATGACCAAGAGAAAAGCAACGGCTGATCAGATCCTTGGTGATTCTTCTACAGAACTTGTGACTCCAGATGCAAAAGCCAACATACAGATGCGTGATTTGGAGTTGATCAACGAAGATGATTTTCTTGGGTTGGTTGATCCAAGTGAAAAGACGGATAAGCTTGATGCCTACATGTCAACCTTATCAGAACAAGACAAGTTAAATATTCAAAAAACGCTTAAAAAGCCAAAGGCGCGTATCAACAGTATTGAAGGGGATGAATCAATG